CGTTCAAACTTGATACGCAGAACCTGGTAGTGGGAAGTTTTCTTCCCGGATTTACACCGATTTGTGCGGACTTGAAAAACAAGTTCGCTTATGCGGTAATCAATGTGAGAGTTGTGGAAGCCTATACCACTGGTGGAGAGGCTTTGTCTATCAAAGTAGCCAAGAACTCTTTGGCTTATGTGGGTATGTTTGTCGGAAGCGGCAAGAAAGGCGCAGAAGTAACGGCAATTGATAAATCTAATGCCGGTTATGATGTATTGACTATTAAGGCTGCTTTTGGTGAGAATATCGCCAAAGATGCCGTATTATTCAATGCGGTTGCAGTTGATGGTTTAAAACAAAAGCATGTAGCTAATTCGGCTCTGTTTAACCGTACAAAGGTTGAGGACGGAATCACATTGGTTTCATTGCTTCGTACAGCCGCAGAAATTGAACCCTCAAAATTGGTTATGCCGTTCTCCGAGAACGATAAAGCCAACATGAAGGGATGGTTTGAGTTTAACGAGTAAGGAGGTAGGACATGTTTTTAACGATTCAAACATTATTCGATGATGCGAACATTGTTTCCGCTATCATCAGACGTGTGAACCAGACACGCAAGGACACAATCTATTGGCAGCAGTATCTTACTTTCCGCAGAGTGACTACTCGTGTGTTCAAAGACTATATCGGTTCTGTAACCGGAGTTATGGCTGGCTCCATCAATTCTCGTTTTGGAGAAAAGCCCATTCGTGAACGCAGGAATATCGGTTCCGGATATGGTGAGATTGCCTATTTGGGTGATGCTTATCAGATGTCTATTGACCGTCTTTCCGAATTGCAGGATTTGATTGACAAGTTCAATGCAGCTAAGCCAGCCGACCAAAAGGCTGCAATGGAAGATATTGTAAACTTCCTGGCAGACGACTACCGTCAGATTACCCTTGCTGCCCACAAGCGTATGGATATTATTGTCGGTGCGCTGTTGATGCTTGGTGAAGCCACCGTTTACAACAAAGATGCCGCAATCACTTCCGGTCAGACTAATAATAAACTGCTGGAGATTGCCCTTCCGTTCAACTTTATCAAGCCGAAAAGTGGAGATGTGGTTGTGGACGGAAAGAATATGTTTATCTCTTATTTGAGAGAGAAACTTCATTCCTTGGCACCGGATTTTGGCGTTTATGCCAAGATGATAATGACCCGTGCATCTTTCAACAAGCTTATTCTTGGTTCATCTGAATTTGGTGAGCAATACAAGATGATTCTTGGTTCTAATGAGATGAAGTTGAGTACGGGATTGGTTTCCTCTTCTTTGGCTTCCGAAGTGTTCACCGGCATTGGTCTACCTCGCATCGAAATCAAGGAGGACTACGTGAAAGACCAGACGGGAAAAAACGTGCAGATTTACGCGGATAATCGTATTACTCTGTTACCTTCTGACAACATTGGTTATATGCGTCATCATACTCCGTATGAAGCGACAGACCCAGTACAAGGACGTACTTATATCCCGTCAGAGGGGCAGATGCTTATCTCTAACTATCGTGACAAAAACGGTCGCTACATGGAATATACGGCAGAGTGGATTCCGCAGATTTCCAATCCAGATTTGATTACTAATTTCGATTTGAGCGAAATTGCATCCATCCAATCAGCATAAGGAGGTAGGATATGAAAGTAAAGGTTATATCAGTTTTCCGCGACAAGTTCACCGGAAAGTATTATACTCCCGGTGAAGTGATTGAAGTTGCTGAAGAATCTCGTGTGCTGGATATGGAGAGTCGTAAACTCGCTGAACGGGTTGAAGCAAAACTTCCCGAAGTGAAAGCACCTGAAGAAAAGAAGGAGGTGAAAATCTCCCTCTTTGAGAAAGAGTTCGAGAAAAAGACTTTGGTTGATGCTTTGAAGTCCATCGGCGTACAGGCTTCCGGCAATATGAAAGAGGAAACTCTTTTGGCTAAGGTTGCAGAACTGGATGAAGAATCAACAGCCAAACTGAAAGAAGCATTAGGTATCGAGTAAAAGGATAGGGTAGTGCTTCTACCCTTCCATTGTCTAATTTTATAAATCAGAAAAGAAATGAAGAATTTTATTTTTGCCATGTGTGGCTTTTTAATGATGTCTTTGGTTTCGTTGAGCGTGCAGGCAGCAAGTGTGGAATCTCCCAAGTGTGAATATATGAATCTATCCGTTGATGTTGATTTACCAGATATTCAGTTTATCACTTTGGAAACGGCTCCGGCTGATTGTGTTGTACTGACCATGACGCATCCCGTGTTTTTGGTTGCAAATAACCCGGCTATGATGTGTTCGATGAAAGAGGAAACGGCTATTCAAGGAAAACAAATTTCAGTCCCTAAATTACCGTTCCGATACGTGTTCAAGTCGAAATATTTGAACCATTATAGCTATACCGCATATAGCAAACTGATTACACCATATTAAGATGACGGTAAACGACTACATACAGCAGAAGTTCCAGACCTTCGGCATTAACTTGTCGGAGGCTGACCTTTTGGATATGTGTCTTACCTCGAAGATAAGCGGAGAGGATGAGATGAATGAGGATTGCTACGATCGTGTCTCTGTGGCGATGGCGAAGTTCATCCCCTCTCTTTTACTTCGGCCCACATCTATTGGGGAAAGTGGTTTCTCAATGTCTTGGGACATTAAAGGGATTAAGGACTACTATTCTTTCTTGTGCAAGAAGTACGGACTGAAAGACGAACTCAATACCGATAAACCCAAAGTCAAGTTCTTATGATATTCGCTCCACATAGATTAATGGTCAAGGTCGTGTCCGGTCCGTCATTTGACGAGGATATGAACCCGCTCCCCCCGAAAGAGGATTGGAAAGACTTTGGTTCCTGCCGGTGTGATGATAATGGCGTGATGAAGCAAATCTCCGTAAACGGGGTAATGTACGACTATAATTATCATGTTGTCTATGAGGGTGGGATACTAAATGCTGGTACCGAGGTGAGAATCCTGGACGGGGAAAGTGTGAGAGCTGAAGGAAAGGTCATCAAGTCCGGTAAGTCTAACTATTTCAAGTATGCGGAAATATGGCTGTAGATTTTGACTTCTCAGATGTTGATGCGGCCTTTGATGAGTTCTATGAAGAGGCCAAAGAAGCGATGATTGAGGTAGGAGAGGATGCTGTTCAGTACGCTAAGGATAATGGGGATTATCAGGATCACACCGGTACACTTCGAAAATCTAATGAATACGAGGTTGACGAAACAGGACTGACGCTGAAGAATGAGACAGAATACGCATCTTATGTGGAAGCAAAAGGATTTGAAGTATTGAGTGGTGCCGCCTTGGAAGCGGAGAAACGATTAAAAGAAAAGTTTGAATGATAGTAACAGGCGACATAGAAACTATTTTGGTTCGGGACTTGAAGCCGTTTGGTATCCCTACTTACAAGAAGGACGCAATACCGGAAGGGGAAGTTACCGAAGAAAGGATAACCGTTATCCCGAAAGAACCCAAACCGGGAACTTATTGGATTAAAGGTTTCGTTGAAGTTAATTTCTGTGTACCTGATATTAATGGAATGGCAAACAAAAGTAGATTAACCGAATTAGAGCGGCAAGCGTCTGGTTTACGTTCTGTTTCCTCTTTTGACGGTTCTACCTATCGTTACAAAGTCTATTCTACCCATCAAGAAAGAGATGTACCGCTAAAGTGTCATTTTGTGAATGTGAAAATAATGTTTGAAATTTTAAATGTGAGATAATTATGGCAGAGAATAAAAAAATTGTGGTGGTAAACCTTCAGAAGCTGGAGGTTGCGCCGATCGGGGCTGGTGGTGCCGAAGGTTCTGTTTTTGAAGAAGTCCCGGTAGTTCATGAGGACACCTTCACTTATGAGGATGAAGATCCGGAGGTTAAGGATTACAAAGATGTAGCTGGAAATACCTATTATTCCTCTAAAAAGCCGGGTGCGGTTAAGATCAATGCTTCTATTGGTATGTATGATCTTGAGACTAAGGCTAAATTCCAAGGTGGTAAGTTTACGGCGGGGTCAGAGAGTAAGCCGGGCACATGGGAGCGTGCCGACCATGTAGAGAGTAAAGAGTTTACCGTCCGTGCCACAACTGAAGATGGTGTGAAAATTATTTTTCCTCGTGCCGGTGTTTCTGCTTCTGGTAAAGCGAATGAAAAGGCAATTGGCTTAGCCCTTGTTTTTACGGCGTTGAAACCAACCAAAGCCGGTGTTCCTATTGAGCGCTGGGAAGACGGGGAGGATACAACTTTGGGTGGATAAGTTAATGACGAGGGTGAGCAATCACCCTCTAATATTTAAACTATGAGTGAGGTTTCAAAAAACATATCAGAGTTACTTTCCGGTACTTATGGAAAAGCTATTGTTGTAGGGGGAACAGTATATGTAATCAAAGCTCCTTCTATCAAAGTGATAATGAGGGCTACCCAATATTTAAGTAAGGTCGATTTACCGGAGAATGGCACTGTGCGGGAATTAATGAAGGTCGCTCCTGCCAATTTGGAGAATATCGTCAAGGGACTTTCATTCTTGGTGGTTGGTGATGTCCCGAATTATCAAAAAAGAGCTGAAAGCCTCGAACGGCAGATGCTTTCAGGTTCTAAAGAAGAATTATTGCAAGCGTATTTTGTCGCTTTTGAGTTAATAACCGGACGTGATTTTTTCGTAGTCTGCCAGTTAGCGATGGAGCTGGCAAATCTAACAGTAAAACCCAAATAGTAGGAGGAAATACCATCGTAGGAAGTATTACCTTATTCATGGAAAATTTGAACCTTTCTTACAGGGAGGTGTATGAGGATCTTCCTTATCTTCTTTTGCTCTTGATGAGTGCTGATAAACCGAGAGCTGTCTATGAGGACAAAGAAAAAAAAGAAGTAATAAAAATGTCGGGGAAGGATCTTATGAGACAGAAAAGAGGCGGGTAGCAAAAATGAAGATTTTTGCCATATACATTAACGGAATAGCCTCTCCCATAAAAATATAAATAGATATATGTAAGCAGTGATTAAAGCTATGACTTTAAATAAGAGAAATAACCAAGGTATGCAATTAAATGACTCTGGTTCATGTACTATTTGTTCTTCATCATCATTGTTATAATGTTTCCATAGATAATAAATATACCAAGTAAATGTTTGTATTAAGTATTGACATAAGTCTAATGCTAAAGATATAATTAAAAAAATAACAGGTTCTAATAATTCATTGGGGATTATAGGCGAATGGTCATCTGTTATTTTAAAGATCCAAATAATACCTATCCCGGCAAATGCTAATTGGCGATTAACGTCACTTAGCTTGCCGGATAGTTCTTCGTATGCTTCTCTTATTTGGGATAATCTCATCATGTCACTTTTGAGGAAGTCGCGGACCGGTACCTCTATTTTCTGTTGGTTTCTTATGCCCTAAAGCTCCTCCATCTTTTTTAGTTGGAACTCCTGTTGGTTTTTGTTGTGGACGTGGTGTAGATTTTGTTCCGCCATTTGTTTTCAATGCCATAATTTTAAGTTTATTATTAATAATACAAATTAAATGCTTATGACTGAATAATCAAAACTTTAAGATAAAAAACTAATGTATTAATTTGTTTCCTGCAAAAGTGTCTTAAAAATTATTCGGGAAGAATGATTTTACGACAATTCTTTTATTGTCACATATCACTTTCCCCTAAAATTATCCTACTTCATTTGCCTAATGTACTTTTATCCAAAACATTGATTCAGTATATATGGCAGGTCTTTATTTCAAAGTAGGATCAGACTACGAAAACGTTATCAGGCTAAGGACGGAGATTGAGAAGTTGAAATCAACACTCTCTGGGATGGACGGTAATACTCCACCGGCAACTCTTCGTGCGATGGAAGTTCAGTTAGCGAAGAACACCAAGGAATTAGACACAATGGTATCGGCTGCTGCTAAAGCAGGTAATGAGCTGGATCAGAATTTCAAAAAGAAGATATTTGATAGCTCTATGGCTGTTAATCGTTTATCTGAAGATATTCTTGATACGAAAGAAAAGATTGATGAATATACAATATTTGTACGTCGTCTATCAGAATATTACAAAACATTGTCTAAAAGCTCTCCGAACTTTAAGGTAACAGAAAAAGAACTTGCTGATGCTCGTAAAAATCTCGAATTACAAAAAGACAAGCTGAAAGACTTACAGTTGGAGCAGGGCCGAGCGAGGATTTCTGTGAAGAAGCTGAAAGATGAATATGCGCTGTTTAATAAAGAGAGTGCTTCTACGGTTGATGTCTCAAGACAGATAGAGACTGCTATGGGGAATATGGCAAAAAAGGTTTTCAGCGTTGTAGCCGCAAAAGAATTTGTTTCTCAAGTAATAGAGGTACGGGCAGAAATGCAAATGCTGAATAAATCTTTTGAGGTCCTTTTAGGCTCAAAAGATAAGGCTGATCTTTATGTAAAGGAGATCAAAGATTATGCTTTAGTCAGTCCTCTTTCTGTATCTGATGTATCAAAGGCGGCACAAACCTTGTTAGGGTTCAATGTTGAAGCCGAGAAGACTATTCCTATAATTAAGTCAATTGGCGATATTTCTATGGGAGATAGTCAGAAATTCGGTTCTCTGACGTTAGCCTTCTCCCAGATGTCCGCCGCTGGTAGGTTGATGGGCCAGGATCTTAATCAAATGATTAATGCTGGTTTTAATCCTCTACAAGTTATTTCGGAAAAAACAGGAAAGTCAATTGCCCAGCTTAAAAAAGAAATGGAGAGCGGGGCTATTTCTTCTCAAATGGTCGCAGATGCTTTCTCTTCAGCTACAGCCGAAGGAGGAAAATTCCACGGGATGATTGAAAAATCTGCTGATGGTATAAGAAATGCCCAAAATCAGTTGACTGGAGCTATTCAAGATACTTTAAATTCGATTGGAGAATCACAAGAAGGCATAATAAAAGGCTCTTATGAGGTTGCGACAAGTCTTGTGCAGAATTATGATAAGGTTGGTCGGGTTATAGCCGGACTTATTGTTACTTATGGGGCATACCGTACCGCTTTAATGTTGGCTACCATTGCTGAAAACGGACATTCTGTATCTATGCTGTTAACAAGAGAGAGAATATTACTTGTTAGAAAAGCACAACAACTATTGAATGCAACGATGTTGGCTAATCCATATGTTCTATTTGCTACAATCGTGGCTGGTTTTGCTGCAACGATGTGGGTACTTCATGACAGTACCACCGCCGCCGAGAAAGCACAAAAGCAACTTAATAAAGAACAAGAAGAAGCTGCACGTAAGAAACAGGAACTAACTTCTAAAACCGATAGTCTGATCTCAAAGATAAACAGTGAGACAGAATCCGTTTATTCACAAGTTAAGGCATACAAAGAGCTTATAAAGTTATTTCCTGAACTTGGAAATATGACTTTTGAAGAGTTTAAGAGTTTGCCGCAGGATCAGCAGAAGAAAACGCTCTCTAACATTTCCGAAAAAAGAGAGGTTGAGGATGCTATTGGTGCTTATGAGGCAGATTTGAAAAGGATAGAAGAGCTTAAAAAACAGATAAAAGAAGTAGGAGAAGAGGTTACTTATTCTCAAACTTCTTCTAATGTTAATAAATTGCAGAGATTGCGTAAAGAGCTTGAGGAAATTAATAACCTTGCGAAGCTTCACAAAGAAGAGATTGATAAGATAAAAGAGGCCCAATGGGAAGCCAATACCCCAGTCGAAGAGAAGGTCAAGCATTATGAAGATGTGAAAAAACGTCTTGTCGAGGAAAAGGATGAGCTTGAAAAAACTCTGACAAAATCAGAGGATATAGCTTCTGTATGGATGGGGTTGCCTGATATTATCAATAACGTTAAGCTTGACGCTTTAAATAAACAAATTGATGAAACAACAGGTAAGATAAATTCCCTTACGGGGAAAGATGTTTCGGTTGTTAAGAACAAATCTTATTGGGAAAAGCAAAAACAAGAAGCAGAGGCGGCTCGTGACGCTTTGGATATATCAGAAAAGAACTCTGAAAGATGGAATAAGTATACTCGTGAGATTCAACAGGCACAAAAGGAGATAGCGAAGTATGATACAACAGGTAAGGCTGATAATGAAGCAGCAAAGCGTCTAAAACTCCAACAAGAGCTATCCCGATTCATTCTTGACAGTGAACTCAAACTCCAATCCGCTCGTGTCGCCGCTATGGAAGACGGTAAAGCCAAGCGTATCGCCTTGGCCGAACAGGAAACTAAGGACACTATTGCCGCCATCCAAAAGGAGAAAGAAGAATACCAGAAGAAGGTGAAAGAAATAAAAGGCAAAGAGTCCCCCGCAGTCCTCGCTACCTTTGATAACCGTGAGTTGGCAGCTAAAGAGAAGGAGAGAGCGGATATCGCCCGGATTGAGAAAGAATACGCTGAGGAGTACAAACAGCGAGTAAAGACCTTGACGGATGTTTTTCTGAATGAAGAACAGCGCAAGTTGTCCTCTATAAAGGAGCGGTATGATAAGGAGCGTAAATGGGCTAACGAGCAGCTAAAGACAGGTGGAATGACCAAAGATGAGCACAAATCGTATACCACCAATATCGACAAGGCCCAGCAGCAGGAAACATATCGTGCTCTTTTAGACAATTTGAATGATTACAAACAAAAGGAGAAAGACCTTCGAGATAAGTGGGACACAGATATTGCCGTTGCTGTTGAATCAAAGGACGCTTATCTGGTCGCTAAACTGATGGAAGGTAAGCAAAAGGCTTTGTCCGCTCTTAACGGTCAGATGCTCCAAGAATCGGACGAATGGCAACAGTTATTCAGAAATCTTGATAATCTGACAGTTCAGCAGTTGGAGAAATTGAGCAATACCATTAAAGAAAAGGCCAAAGGATTAAAACTGAATCCTATAGATGCCCAGGCTGTAACCAATAGCTTAAAAGAGGTCGATGAGAAGATCCGAACGATGAATCCCTTCGGGTTGCTTTCTAAACACTTGAAAGAGTACAAGAAGGCCGAGGATGATGTAACAAAAAAGAATGCTCTTAAAGAGATGTTCCGGGATACTGCGGCATCTATTGATATGGTTAAGGGTGGATTTGATGCAGTCGTTGGTGGGCTTAATGAGATGGGCTTGGCTGGCGACGAGGCCACCCAACAGCTACTTAGCGATCTGTCAAATTTAATGGGTTCCGCCAGTCAATTGGCAACGAGCATCGCTTCTGCTAATCCTGTCGGCATCATACAGGGAAGTATTGGAGTTCTGACATCTGTCTTTAATATTTTCAATAATGACAAGCGTCACGAAAAAAAGATAAAAGCATTACAAGATCAGGTGGATGCGCTTGATAAGTCTTATGAAAAACTTGGTAAAGCGATAGATAAGGCTTATTCCAAAGATGCTTCCCAATTGATTGACCAGCAGAACAAACTACTGGAACAACAGAAAGTCCTTATCCAACAGCAAATTCGTGAAGAGCAGGACAAGAAGAAAACGGACAAGGATAGGATTAAGGATTGGCAGGAACAAATCGAGGAAATCAACGACGTCATAGCGGACAACAAGGAGAAGGCCGTGGACGCTATCTTCGGTGAAGACCTGAAATCCGCCATTGACAACTTCGCTAACGCACAAGCCGAAGCATGGGCTTCCGGTGAAGACCGGGCAGAATCGGCAAAGGATACTGTCAAAAAGATGATGCGGCAGATGGTCACAGAATCCATCAAGGCGGCAACGGAATCTTCCGGAGCGATGGAGAAGATCCGTGACAAGCTGAAGGAGTTCTATGCCGACAATGTCCTTTCCGGCTGGGAACAGGATTATATCTATAATATGGCGGAGCAGCTTCAAAAGGAGATTGACAGGCAGTTCGGATGGGCGGAAAGCCTGATGAAAGATAAGGTGGAAGAGCCAGAGAAAGAAGAAGATATATCCGAAAATACCCTGAAAGGCGCGTATGCCAAAGCCTCTCAAGAAAGCATAAACTTGTTGGCCGGTCAGACCGGGGCCGTCCGTGTCCTGTTGGAAGACATCCGCGGCAGTATGCAACCGATCCGGGAACAAATGAGGCTGATCTATGATATGCAATCCAGAGGTTGGGAAGAAGTGAAGGCCATCCGCGAACTATCAGATAAAGTGGAAAAGAATACCGATCGGATCGCCGAGAATACGAGAGAGATCAAAGAGGTTGCCGGTAAGATATCGGAGAACACCAGAGGCACGGTTGATGCCTTGGAAGGTACTATTAACGTAAAAGTAAAAATGTAGCATTATGGATAAAGAGTTTTTTGAGATAGCAAACCGGTTAGGTGCCTGCCGGTTGTTGCATGGTACGGAAAACAAAGAAGAGCTTATGCGCCTTCTGCTGACACCGCAGGGTACGGAGTTCTGCACGAAGAATAATTTCCCGTCTATGGAACAATTACGGGAGTTCCGGGGCAAGAAGGCCGAAAGCATGAGAATCTATATCGATACGGACGTGAAACTGACGAATCCGGTGAAGGTATTCCTGGCCGGTTCCAAGGCAATCCTTCATTTTGATACGATCGGCCGCTACAACGTGATCCTGATGCACGGGGCGGAAGCCGAGATCCATGCGAGTAACTATGCCGTGGTGTTCGTAAAGAACGCTGGCGGTAAGGTAATAACTCATAAAGACCATACAGCACGTGTATTATGACAATAGATGGAAAAGACGTATATACTGAATGGGGATGTAAATTATTGGAAGGTTCTTTTGATGATCTTCTGAAATACCCCAAACGTAAGGCAGTCAAATATAACAACTGGGCGGAAGCCGACGGGATCGATCCCGATCTGTCGGTTGTGGAGTTCGAACCTAAGACCGTCAAGTTGAAATTCCTCATGAAGGCAGAAACGCTTGAGCAGTTCTGGTCTGGGTATAGAAAGTTTGTTGCTGATCTGTCCGCACCGGGCTATCGGGAATTCAATCTTATTGCCGGTATGACCAACCGCTTACGCTTCAATGTCTGCTCTTCTCACGAACAGCCTGTGCCATTTAATGCAGGGGAGAACGTATCTGTGTTTGAACTTTCTTTTGTCGAGGACAATCATGCCATTTATCCGGCAACTCCGGCCGGCGGTATCGGGCTTCGCGGGCAGTATGCGATTAATGGGATAGACTTTGCAGACTTCGGTATAGGATCGGACGATAACCAGGAGGACATCTTGAAATATCCTGCGGTTAAGGCGCCGTTCACCGATGGCCGTACGGTAGACCTTTCGACAATCAAAACCCAGCATAGGGAAATAAAACTGTCCCTTTGGATGTTGGCCGGCAGTGTGGAAGAGTTTCTGAATAACTATCGGGCATTCTTTAGCCAGATATCCGGTGTAGGAAATCAGGAATTATATATTAAGACGTTGGATGGTATCATTCAGGTGTACTATACTGATTGCCCGTCCTTTTCTGTGGAAGTCTGGCAGGAGAACCGGATAGGAGCAAGATTCACTATTTCTGTTGTTGTTCCCGTAGTGAGTTGGATAGATGCTGGCGGTGATGTTCGTTACCGTGTGCTGAAGGATCCGGATTTGGGGTTATTGGCAGACGAGCAAGGTAGAATAATAGTTTTCAATTGATATGGCAGAAGAATTTGAAATAATCAGGGCTAATTTGCTTCCGGCAGCCGGAACAATAACCGATAATGATATGATCCTGATCATTCAGGGTGGGAGACCTAAGCGTGCTTTGCCCTCTGCAATGAAAGGTAAACAGGGCGATCCCGGCCTTAGTGCGTTTTTAGGGATAAACGATAAATACATCCTTTGGAAACAAGGAGCTAATGGTGCTTGGCAGAATCTGTTGGAAATTGAAAAAATTCGTGGGCCGAAAGGAGAGAAGCCGGTTTTTCGAAAGTTGAACGGTACGCTTCAAATGAAATACGAAGGTGAGCCGGATAGTGCATACGTGGATATTTTCGACCGTGAAGAATTGAAAATGAAGTTTTCCGATCTGACACCAGCAGAAGTGGATCAATTGAAACTGCATTTTTCTGATCTGACAGAGACTGATAAGGCCGAACTTATGAAGCCGGCAACGGATGCGGCAAAAGAGGTTCGTGAACAGATGTCCCAAATTAAGGAGGAAGCTAATACTGCTATATCGAATGTAAACACCGCAAAAGTGAGCGCAGAGGCGGCAACCAAGGCTGCAAATGATGCCGCAGCTTTAGCAAATGCCGCAGCTGGTCAAGCAACTCAATCTGCCGGAGATGCTAATGCAGCGACCAAATTGGCTGTTGCTGCCGCTGCATTGGCGGAGGAAAAAGCCGGTATAGCCAATACCGCAGCCGAGAATGCCGATACCGCAGCAGCTTCAGCCAATATGGCAAAGGAAGAAGCAGATAAAGCAACTGTTGAAGCCAATATAGCCGCAGGAAAGGCCAATGATGCCGCAGGAAAGGCTGACACGGCAACAATAAATGCCAATACCGCAACGGATAAAGCGAATGAAGCAGCATCCTCGGCTACAACTGCCGCCGAAAATGCTGATGCGGCTGTAGAGCGTGCGGATGATACCATAGCTTCTGCCGAGACTGCTACAAAATCGGCGACGGATGCAGCTTTGGCCGCAAACACGGCAAAAGAAAATGCAGACAAGGCGGCAAATACAGCCAATGTTGCCGCTACTCTGGCCAATGAAAAGGCAGGACTGGCGGATACGGCTGCTTTGGCTGCTAATGCAGCAAAGGAAGATGCCATAGTCGCAACCGGCAAGGCCAACACAGCCGCCGACCGCGCCAATCGTGCAGCCGAAGCCGCCGAAGGAGTCATCAGTGGACTACAACCCGACTGGAACGTTACCGATCCTGTCAATAAGAACTACATCAAGAACAAACCGGAGATCCCGACGTTGGAGGCTATCCCGGACGAAAATACATTGAGCTATGTCAATACCGACGGTACAACCATCAATTTTCGTATCGGTGATGATGTGCGTGTAGCGGAAGATGGCGAATATGTATTCTACCGGCTTTATGATCTTGCCGGGGGAAAAGCCTCGTGGCAGGAATCCGGCAGCGGTACAGCCTTGCCTGGTAATGTTTATCTGACAGGAGCCAATTATTACAATGAATCAGTACGAACCATCAAACAAGGATATTTAAGCAATGAGTAAGAAAGGAGCATTTATTTATCAACAGATCGAACTGACGACGGCTGAATGGGCAATCAATACGACGGTCTATCCGGCATCGGTGTGGCTGTTCGAACGGTTGGATAATGGCAAGTTCAACATGAAGCTGGCTGATGGAGCGCATACGTTTGCAGATCTTCCAGCTGTTTTGCAGGACATGCAGGTCAGTGTCAAAACCAATAACGAAACGACATATATCCTCCAGATAACGACCGCAGCCGGAACATTCGACACACCGAACCTTAAAGGTGCAAAAGGTGATAAGGGAGACAAGGGCGAAACAGGCGCAAAGGGTGAAACCGGAGCCAAAGGAGAACAGGGTTTGCAGGGTGTCCCCGGTCCTCAAGGCGAACGGGGCGAACAAGGTCCCCAAGGAGAAACAGGCGCACAGGGTCCGAAGGGCGAACGAGGCGAACAAGGTCCGCAGGGCTTGCAGGGCGAGAAAGGCGAAACGGGTCCACAGGGCGAACAGGGTCTGCAGGGCATACAGGGCGTTCCCGGCAAGGATGGGGCAATCACTGTAGATGCTCCGTCCGACACATCTGCGTATGGCAGGAAAGCCGGTGGATGGGTGAAAGTCGTTGAAGCTGTAACGGGAAAAGGTCTGTCAACCAATGACTACAGCAACGAAGAGAAAACAAAGGTATCCGATTCCTTGCGGCTCAAAGAGTATGTCGATGTTAGTTCTTTGTCATCGCTTCCCTCTTCGCCCTACAACCTGCGTTTTGCCTATTCGAGTACATCTGTGCAGGCGATCAACTTTGCGAATATAGGAAGCGTTCCTGAGATGCAGGAGTTTTATCTGTCCATTAAGAACAACACCGGATCAACGATTAACCAACCGATCCCAAACGGTTCGGGCTGGCAATCGGAGGAAACAAGCGTTGAACTGCCAGCTGGTAAAGCCACAGGGGTATCGCTGAAAAAAGAACATGGGATAATTGTCGTGAGAGTATAATGAAAGGAGGTGAAAGATGAAGAGACGGGTGATGACGGGAAAAGATACCGAATCCGATTTTTCCAATCAGTGGAATGCTAAGTATTACTTTCCATTGAACGGTGATTCGTATGAATGTGTCAATGGGGTATTAGGCGAGCTGAAAAACAATGTACAATGGAAAGACGATAGCATTTTTACAGGAAATAAATCTGCGTATTTTATAAACGATTCTGGAATTAGGATACCGACAACGGGATATGTAAAGAAAAACGCATATAGTATTTCCCTGTGGGCTAAAAAGTATAACGAATCAGTAGACCGATACGGAGGAATTATAGTAAGCCGAATAAAAGACGGAGAAGGATATGGACTTGAAATGAGGTATAAAAACATTCAAAATATTAATGATGGAATTAATATTACAACCAATAAATTCAATGTTTGGTGTCATTATGTGGTAACTTACGATAATAACACGATGAGTGTTTACGAAAATGCTACACTTGTTAAGACAATAAATGATCCATTCTACGAAGGTTCTCACTTCTACATAGGTCTGGATGATATATTTTTCACATCAGTAACCGAACGATCATATAATGGACTTATATGTGAAGTCTCCATATTTGAACGCATATTATCCAGAAGTGAGATAAATCAATTATACAATGGCGGTAAAGGATTAAAATTAAATTGATTATGCTATACATCCAAAAAGAAATCCAATTCTGGGAGACCGACGCTCCCCTTCCTGACTCCTACAAGGTAGGCACAATGGAAGAAGAATATAACGACGGCGCATATCTCTTGTTAGACGCCGAACAGGAACAGTTCCACACCGACCATCCGGAGGCAAGTTCGCTGGAATGTTGGCGGAAGGAACTCACTCCGGAACCCGAACCGGCACCGGAAGAAAAGCTCTGGCGTGCCCGTGATGCCAAACGGCAGGAAATCTACGACAAAGACATCCATCATTATTATATTGATAAACAGGACGCATATGTCTCGAACACCCTGCAAGTGAAGGATAAGTGTGGCCGGCAGGAAGAAGTCGAAGTAGGCGGTCATCTGTACGCCTCGAATATCTTAACGGTTGCTCTTGACGAAATAGCGGACTATTCGGAGCAGTGCGCCAAGGTGACAGACGGCTTGCTATCCCGTATCGATGCCGCCCAAACAGCCGAGGAGGTCGAAGCTATCGTGGTGAAAGGCTATCCTGAAATGATCCATACAACAACGGCAGCCTTGCAAACTAAAGCAGATAAGGCAATCGCTAAATCCCCGGAAGCGCAGGCAGTGACCTTTGCCCGTGCGATGATGAACAGCGTGTCTCTCACAGCCAGCCAAGCGTTGGAGATGCAGGTCTTATTCCCCATTTGGGGTGAGAAAGATGCGGAGTTTGGCAAGGAAGTTGAAATAGGCTTCCGGCTTCGAGTAGTGGAAGGAGAAAGCGACACTTTGTTTGAAGTGATACAAAAGCACAAGCTGCAAGCCGATTGGAAACCGGGCATAGAAACTGCTTCACTGTATAAGATCGTTGAAGCTGAGCACGCAGGCACGCTTGATGATCCTATTCCATACGTGCAGGGTATGGCATTCGAGAAAGACAAATATTATGAACAATACGGTGTGATCTATCTCTGCATTCTGACAACCGTTACAGGTTATCCGAACGACTTGAAAGACTTGCCCACAATTGTACAGGAGGTAAAGCAATGAAACAGGTTATGTTATTAAAAGTTAAACGGGGGGGGGTAAATACTCTCTAAATAAAGAAGTTACGACCTTTTATCGTAAGAAAGGAGGGCGTAGATGAGACGGTCGATGATGGGACGGAAGAAGTTGCAGTTGTTCACCAAGAGGTTCTATCCTGCCGGGAATTATACCTGGATCGTACCTAAAGGATGTAGGGAGGTTGATGTGTTTCTTGTTGGAGCCGGTGGAGGATGTTCACATAATTCAGGATTAGGAGTTCCTGGAGGCGGTGGAGGTGGCTATACTAAAACATATAAGAAGGATACCGCTGGATATAGAGATGGCAACGCGATAACTGTTACACCAGGACAAACTATTGAAATTATAGTTGGTGCAGGAGTTCGTGGCGCAAATGGGGGATATTCACAGTTTATGAGTTCGCTTTACCGGGCTGAAGGAGGCCATCTGTCTCAATGGAATGGAGACGGAAATGGTGGTTCGGGAGGTGTAGGGGTAGGTAGATCTACTCATTCGGTCGGAGGCTCAGATGGTACAGGCAGTGGTGGAACATCGGGGCAAGGACATACGACGCGTGATTTTGGGGAATCTAATGGTAAAAGGAATGCAGCAGGTGGGGCAAGCTCCTATAATAAATCAGGCGGGGAGACGTCTCAGCCGGGAACATCAGATTATACAGAAGGGAGTGGCGAAGGCAGTAATGAAAGTAGTTCTTTGGCTTCTGGCTGGAGTGCCGGACTTGGTGGTGGCGGCTACGGTGGTGGAGCTGGGGGAAATGCATCGGGAAAATCGACGAAAGGTGGCGATGGCACTGTCCTGATCCGCTATTGGGCTTACGAAGAATGATCTGCCGTTGAAAAAGATGAAACAGGATATTAACGACTAAAAAATAGGAGATAAAGTCATGAGAAATAATTGTTTACAAATGTTAATGGGGGGGGGGTAAACACCTCTTAACTCAAGTATCTGACCGACTTTCGGTGGAAAGGAGGTTGGTATGATAAGATCGATGATGGGACGGAAGAAAGTAGACAAGAATACTTTGCTGTTGCTACATTTTGATGGATCATTGAAAGATGAAGTCTCAGGCAAGCCTTATGTTGGTAGTAATATGTCCTATGTAGTGGGAAAATTCAAGAATTGCGTTTCGTTTTCAGGAAACGGGTATGTAAAGATAAGTGGAACGAATGCCATAAACGAGTCCCTATATCCAAACTATACCGTCGATTTTTGGATTAAACTGAAAAGTGGTGTGAAAAACGGTATAATGTCAAAAGGCGTTGCTTATGGAAGTTACAGCTTTGATATAATGGAGGAATCTGACGGACGCATTTTCTTTGGATTGCAGTATGGTGGAACCCGAGGGGATGCAATATGCTATTTTACGATGCCACGGGATCAGTGGGTTCATCTTGCGATCGTCAGGTCACAATCTCGATATTGGAAAGTGTATGTAAATGGAGTGTATGCGTCTGGTTTCACATCAACGATGGTTTCAGGGTACTATAGTTCTTTAATGATCGGAAAATATCGAGATTATGGATTGTATCTGAACGGTATGATTGACGAGTTTCGCATCAGTAATATTGCCCGTTGGACATCAAACTTCACTCCGCCTGCAAGGCCGTATTAATAAATTAGTGACACTGTCTTTGGGCTGTCACAGCAGAAAGACAGCAAATGTATATTCAGAAAAAATTATTGATAATCGCCAACCCCAGGTTGGGTATTTTCTTTTAAAACAAATGGAGATATAAAATGTTCGGTGGCGAAAGAATAATAAAACAGCCTCCAGGCTATCACAGATTGGAGGCTGTAAAAAAAGAAAATTAGGGGACCGAGGGTCTCCGGAAACAAAGTTAAACAATAAAGTTTGAAAATCATGTTATTATTAATTATTTCTTTTTTGGTTATCGCAGTTTATACGGCAGCAGTTTGTATAAAGGCAAAAGGTGTACCGTACTCAATTAGTGCGACGTATTATACTCTTGATCATAAATTGATCTTTGGAGCAAGCATGGCACTGACGGCTATGTTCCTATTCCCGGTCATTTGGGAAATGAGTACAACCTTTACTATGCGGTTGCTGGCGATCGCAGCCTGTATCGGTTTGATTGGTGTCGGTTTGGCTCCTGATTTCAAAGACACTTGGATAAACCGCATTCATTGTGGATCGGCGGCATTGACGTTGCTTTCTTCTCAGCTATGGGTTGGCTGCACGTCTTTCTGGTGGGTTCTTATTCCGGTGTGGCTGGCTTTTATCGTTTACACGGTAATAGGCATGAGTAAACGGTTGAGTGGTAATATATGGCAGGACTTTGTATCAACGAAGCCGATGTTCTGGTGTGAGATTGCAGCGTTGTCTACGACTTTTGGCGCGTGTGGACTTGCGCTTTAGAAATCTACCATAAACAGAACATCTACCTTATATATTAAAACACGACAACCGGTAAAATGTCATATATCCGGTTGCCGTGTTTTTTATTGCCTAAAAATAAGTAGGTTATTTAGCAGTATGGAAATAAAGCGCGGAAATACGGTAGTTTGTGATGTTTATTTGAAGGATAACAGTTATACGGTCGAAGAGATCATGGGTGAGGACACTCTTACCCTGAATTTTCTTTCCCGCAATGTGGTAAACCTTCAGATCAACGACTATATAGACTTTGAAGGGACAAAATACAAGGTCCGGCATAACGAGAAGGTGACGAAAAGGGAGACATCTCTTGGTTGGGAATATACCGTTCAGTTCTATTCAAGTCGGTATGATCTTTTGGATGCAGAGTTTTTCCTTCATGGTACACCGGAGCGGAAAAAGAACTTCGACTATTACACCGGTACCGCCCGTGACTGGCTAACCCTATTTGTCAAAAACATGAACCGTACAGGATCTGGTTGGGTGGCCGGATCCTGTATCGAATCCCGGATGATTACCCTTTCTTTCAAAGATAAGAAAGTCGGGACGGTACTTGACGAACTCATTAAAGAATTGGATACGGAATACTGGATATCCGGCCAGACAATAAATATCGGCAGGAGGGAGTATTCAAGCAACGGCCTTGTCTTGGCACAGGGCGAAGGAATGGGTTTTACCGAACTGGAAGTGTCTGCTGTTGATGATACGCCACCTGTGACGGTTTTTTATCCATACGGTTCAGATAAGAATCTCGGTCCCGATTATGGTGCTGATTATCTTCTTCTGCCTGATGGCCGGTTCTCTATCGAAAAGAATGTAGAGAAGTACGGCCGGATAGAAAAGTCCATGCAATTCGACCATATCTTTCCGAAAGGAGAGTTTGCCGTAACAGAAAAGATCGACGATTACACTCTGAGAGCTGCCGGTATGGATTTCAATCTTACCGATTGCCTGTTGGACGGGGTGGAAGTGATCGTTACATTCCAGGATGGCGGCTTGGCTGGCTATGACCTTGCAATCGTTGAAGACAGTTGGGACAATGACTTGAAACAGTTCAAACTAAAGCAGAATGACCAGGAAAACGCCTTGAAAGTCCCCGGTGACATTAATTTTTCTGTCGGTGACAAGTTTATCCTTACCGGCCTGAAAATGCCGCAAAGCTACAGGGATAACGCTTCATTACAGCTACAGGAAGAGGCGCAAGCATGGTTGGATGGCAAGTGCGAGAAACGCATCCAGTTACGAGGAAAATGTGATGAAATTGTTTTTCGTCTGCAAAACATCTTTATCGCCTGTGGCCAGATGGTTGGCGTATATTCTGAACAGTTGGATATCGATCGAGAGATTCGTGTTACCAAAATAAAAAGGTATATCGAGAAAGACGGTACACCTTCATACCGGTATGAACTTACCTTGTCCGATTTCCTTGAATCGAATGGTTTTAAGGATCTGGTGGATGATGTGAATAAAGTGCCGGAAGAGATTGAGGATGCGGTTAAGCCGGTTCGGGAACATACGAAACGTTCATGGCGGGACGTGATGGAAACTTTGGGCATGATGTTTGACCCGGAAGGAGATTATTTCACTGAACTTATCAAGCCGTTGGCCGTGCATACGGCTCAACTTATCGTCGGCACCAATTCCCAGCAGATGGAGCTTATAGGGATGAAGTTTATTCCGAATGCGGACAATGATGCCAACTATTTCAAGAATACGACAGGAAAGTTAGTACACTTTACCGTTAGCGAGGAAATCCGTGAATGGGCTATTCCGGCGGCTTCTTTCCGGCTGAATAATTCGCTTGCCTATTATGTTTATGCCAAATGTCCAAAAGAAGGAACAAATGGCTCAATATATGTCAGTGAACGGCAGATAAAGTTAGAGGATGAAACAGGGTTCTATCATTTCTGGGTAGGGGTGCTCAATACTCCGGAGGATGGCGTACGCTCTTGGCTTCCGAATTATGGATACACTGAGATTGCCGGCCAGACGATCACGACAGGATTGATAAAGGACAAGTTAGCCCGATTGGTGATTGATCTGGTGAATGGGACTATAACCGGACCAGTGATATTCAAATCCGGAACATCCGGTTATAATAACATTTCCGACCGTCCTAACCTTCAACCGTTGTATGATGGGGTAAATGATGCCCTGACGGATGCAGAGAATGCGTCAAATGTAGCCAACAACGCCCAATTGACTGCAAATAATAAGGCAAGGGTATTTTATCAAACGACGGCTCCAACATCGGGTATGCGGACAAATGACTTATGGGTGGATGGGGAGAATATCTATAGATATAGCGGTTCTAAATGGGTTCTTGCCTCAAAGTATGACAATACAATAACAGAGATCAATGGCGGACTCATAACTACGGGTGCGATCGCTTTTGGAAGCACAGGTGGAATGTCGGCGTCTGGTACAATCCGTATTTGGTCGGGAGGAACAGCCGGGGTGAAAGGGCAACCACCCACTGATCCGACATTTAGCGTTGATAGCTCAGGTAACGTGATTTCAAATGGGACTATTACAGCAAATGATGCCATTTTATTAAGAAATGGACAAGCTGGGATTACAGGATATGGCACATCTAATAGTTCTATAAGATTTTGGGCTGGAGGTTTAGTTCCAGAAAGTGCAGATTTTAGAGTTGACCAAAGTGGAGATGTTAATGTTAGAATGTTAAATGCTATAAGTCTCAATGGAGGCACATCTAATTTTTCAAGCATTTATTTAACCGACAAATCGTGGAATAATAACTATGTTAATCTGTTTGCAGCAAGAGAAGCTCAAGGTATGGAAATTCAAAGAACTTATCAAGGTATTTTAGGTAATATCGGAAAATTTATTGTAATGAAATACAATCCTGATGCAACGGCTTATCGGGAAATAAGTTTTTTTGTCAGACATTTTAAATCTGATGCCTCATGGGTATTTAGGACTTGTGTAAAAGCAAGTTTCTTACCAACGTTAACCCAGATTAATGATTTAGATACATCTGGAACAAAATATAATGTAAAATGGGATAGTGCAACAGGTTTATTATATATAGAATAAGAAGATGAATTTAACATTGAAAGACAGAGTATTAATACTCAACACCGTGTTACCACAGTTTGACACGAGAAAAAACATGGAACTGAAAGTATCGATAGACAGTAAGATAGCGATCTCGGAGGTTGATCAGAAGCGTATCGTTATCAAGGATATGGGGAGTGGTCAAATCAATATCGGATTTACTGATGCAGCGGCCATAACAGAAACAACAGATATAGCTTTGACTGATGAAGAACTTCAATATCTCAAACAACGTGTTGACTTCATAGACCGCAATGGGATGTTCTCCGAATTCACGATGCCGACGTATGTCAAAATTTTGGATGAACCGCTAAAAGAGGGGCAACAGGCCGAATAATATAAAAATCCGCCTCCCATCTATCACAGACTGGAGGCGAAGAAATAACAAACACTGCCTTATGGCAATGAAAAAACTCGTAACAAAGATGATCAAATAAAAACGGAAGGAGGTGTAAAGTGAATGTAGAATTAACCGATATACTAACAATAATCGGGACGTTAGGAGGATTCGAGGCGATAAAATGGGGGATTAGCTTCTATACGAACCGGAAGACAAACGCCCGTATCGAGGACGCCCATGCCGATGTGGAGGAGTTCAAGGCTTTACGTGAGTATAACGAGTTCCTGCAAAAACAGCTATCAGAAAAAGAAGAACGTTTTGTAGAACAAACCGGAAGGCTTCGACAGGTACAGGATGAGCTTTTTACTTTGAAAGAGAGCTATTCGGATGTCAAGCTTGAACTTGCACTGAAGAGATGTGAGAGAAAGAAGTGCGGTGATCGTGAACCGCAGAATGGGTATTAATAATAGGAGGATAAAAATGAAAAAGAATAATTTACCCCGGGGATTGCGCAACAACAACCCAGGGAACATCAGAAGGAACAGCGATGTCTTCCAAGGCGAGAAGACAAGCTCAGACAGGGAGTTTAAACAATTTAAATCGATGGCATACGGGTATAGGGCAATCTTTAAGATCCTCTTTAACTATTACCGAAACTATAAGCTGGATACGATCCGTAAGATGATTACCCGTTGGGCGCCACCGAAAGAAAACCATACAGAAGCTTATGTAAAGGCCGTATCAGATTATGCCGGAATCCCGGCCGACGATCCGATCAATGTAAATGACCGTGAGCAGATGATCCGTATTGTGGCTGGGATGAGCAAGGTTGAGAATGGCGTAGATGCCGATATGCCGGATGTGATTAACGGGTGGGAGATGCTGTGATGCTATTTTTGAGCAAAACCCCGGTTTTTGGGCGATAAATCGGGGTTTTCGCTGCTAAAAATAGCGACAAGTAAGAAAATACAAGAATTGGAGAAAATTATATACAAAAATCGATGAGAATTATATAGTCGAATGTATAGAGCTCTTTGACATGGTGGGATAGTTAGTAGCAAATAATTGTTACATTTGTGATGTAAAAGTTGTATGTTATGAAAGAAAATCAAAGTTTAGGAGAGTTTGTCATTTTCAATACTGAAAATGGAGACGTGAAAGTTCAAATAGATGCTGTAAATGAAACTATTTGGATGCCGCAAAGAGGTATGTCAGATTTATTTGGGGTTGGCATAGCGGCAATCAATAAACATTTAAACAATATTTACGAAGATGGTGAGTTGGAACGAGAGGCAACTATTTCCAAAATGGAAATAGTTCAAGTGGAAGGGAGCCGTAGTGTAAAGCGTTTAGTTGATTTTTATAATCTCGATGCAATTATAGCCGTTGGATACCGTGTAAACAGTAAGCGAGCAACCCAATTCCGTATTTGGTCTACCAAAACGCTTCGCGAATACCTGGTGAAAGGATACATTCTTGACGATAACAGGTTTATTAAAGGCCAATCCTTGACTTACTTCAAAGAGTTGCTGGACCGTATCCGTGCGATCCGCATATCGGAAAGATTGTTTTATCAGCAGATTAAAGATATCTATATGCTAAGCATTGACTATGATAAGAACGATCAATTAACACTTGATTTTTTCGCATCGGTTCAAAACAAATTGTTATGGGCTGTTAGCGGGAAAACGGCAGCAGAGCTGGTATATTACAGATCCAATGCATCATTGCCAATGATGGGTTTAACATCTACAGAAAAAGAAGGTATTGTTAAAGCTTCGGATATCAATATAGGTAAGAACTACCTAACGAAAGATGAGCTGGACAATTTGAAATTGATCGTAGAACAGTATCTGTCTTTTGCCGAAGCTCAAGCGATTAATCATATACCAATGAGAATGAAAGACTGGGGTGATAATCTAAATATAATCCTCACAATGAACCGGAAGAGTATTTTGGAAGGTCTTGGTAAGGTTTCAAAAGAGTTGGCGAGAAAAAAAGCTCAAAAAGAGTATGCTTTATATAAGGAATCCCAAAAGGAACAGGAACATCTGAATAGTATCAAGGAGCTTGATAAAGACTTGAAGGAATTAAAAAAGAAGAACCCTCCTAAATAACATACACTTTTTACATCTATTATTGGAGAGTTAGGCGGCTATCCCATCAATTCATGGTTTAGTCGCCTTTTTCATATCCGGGCGGTATCCAAATACGGATATGGTTATGAAATATTAATCATGAAAGCTTGGTATACAATACTGATTTTGATTCTATGCCTTCTCTGTTTTTGGGCTGGCCGATGTACGAAGAATGCAGAGTTCGATTTTGTCCAAAAAACCGACACATTTATTCATCGTGACACGATTCGGGATAGCATTCCTTATCCTGTCTATGAGACATTGATACAGACTGTCCCGGAGCTGTTCCCTGTCTATATTACACTTGAGGGGGATACAGTGAGAGAGCCGATCTTTGTGCCTATCCCTATCACACAGAAAGAATACTTGACGGACGATTATCATGCTTGGGTGTCTGGATATAATCCTTCGCTCGATAGTATTGATATATTTCGAAAGACAATGTCTATAGCAAAACGGCAGTCATCCCGTCGCTGGGGAATAGGCATCATGGCCGGTTATGGGATAGGAAGAAATGGCCTGTCTCCCTATATTGGTATAGGTGGATTTTATCGGATTTGGTGAAAAGAAAAATAGAAATATCTGTCTATTGCGATACAATGATTATATTTGGCAAAAAAATATTCTATGACATTTGAAGAAGCAGTGGAAAAAGTAGAACGTATCAAATCCTACACGAAAGGACTTCCTTTTAAAGGTGTATATATTGAACGTTTTTTTATTGGTCCTACGGATTGGGAAGAAATGACGGATTATCTTAATGCCCAGATCCAACGGGGTAACGAGATCGCTAGAATAGAGTTCTCAAAAAAGAGTTTTTCAGTATATGGTGTCGCAGAAAATAAATTGTCCGATGGAACTCCTCGTTGGGATATGTTGAACTTGGATCGTTGGGAAGAGGAAATTTCGAATTGAATTTAAATAAATGTGTGGGATTGATAACCTAATAATATCAATCCCACACATTCAAAATAACAGTTTTCCATCCTTCTTATCCATTACCGCATTGAAAACACTTTTATAGGTTTCATATAATTCTTTCCTATTTTCTGGTCCTGGCCAATCTGCAAAAGACTCTCCGGCAAAGAATTTCCAAGCAAAAATACGTTTGGCTTTTTCGGATAAGCCTAATTGATCGATTATGTTCCGGACATCCTGCATACGTTCTCGGATGTATTCGGTACGATCTGGGCTGTCGTCGGGTTCGTCAATGATATTCAGCCGTCGCCAATCTACATTCTCATCTACCGGTATATGTTTGTATTTATGCCGGTAAGGTGCTGTATCGGATGTGGCATTTAACCTAATCGAACGCATGATATACCAGTCAAGCTCCGTGTAGGCCCCTGATTTTTTCTCCATCATGCGTTCGATTTTATCAGACGGATTTTCACATATTCCAGCTAATACCTCATTTAAAACATCTCGTCCTTCACCAGGTAATCCTGATATATTACAGCAGTAATTTGCGAGATCCAACCACCTGTCATAACGTTTCTCAATATATTTATTCAATGCCTCACTTGCCATAGTCGTCTTTATTTGATATATTTGTTGTTGATTATGAGTGGGTGGCGCTGTGAGGCGCTGCCTTTCTTTATTTAAAATATTTGTACCTTTCTTTTTCGCTAATCGAGTAACAAAATAGAATAGGCATCCTAATGATTTTAGAATAATCCATATAATAAGAAACAATTCACCTATACATATTAAGATAATAAAAGGAGCGGTTAGTAATGATGCTATGATTCTTATATCTATTTTCATGCTTATTCCTCCTCTTCGTTCGTATCAAAAAGATTAGCCATCATATCAACAATATTCGTTTGGATATTATCTTCAGCCCCCAATACGGCATTACTGATATGCTTCTTTTCTTCAATGATCCTGTAGAGTTTCTGGTCAATCGTCCGACGGCCGAGCAGGTAGTAGCAATTCACTGAGTCTTTCTGCCCGATGCGATGGGCACGGCTTTCTGCCTGATCACAATCTGCATACGTCCAAGGTAGCTCAATAAAGGCGACATCACTGGCTGCTGTGAGCGTAATACCGGCACTGGCCGCTTTAATGGAACAGATGATAACGTCCGTCTTCGGGTTCTTTTGAAAGGCATCGACAGAAGCCTGCTTCTCCTGCATATTCTGTCGTCCGGTGACGCAGACGGCGGAAGGAAAAGCTATCATCAGGCGGTCTACAATTTCATGCAGGTTACAGAACAGGATGATCTTTTTCCCATTCTCCCGAAAGTCCTTCACGAAGTCGATAACCTCTTTCAGTTTTCCGCGTGCGGTAATATCTTTCAGAATACCGATACGAACCATAACTTCCCCTTTCAGTGACTTTTGAATCTTTTCGTCGTCCGCTTCCTTGTATCGTTTCAGGTAATCGATCAAGTCGCGTTCCGCATCCATATATTCCTTGCGGTTCGTTATCTCACAGGAAACAATCTGACGCACTTTGTCCGGCAACTGGGTGAGCACTTTCGATTTTTCCCGACGAAAGAAGCAGTGTTGCCATAGCTTATAATTTAGCTCCTTTAGATTGCTCGCTTGGTTAGGACCTGAACAGTACCGAAGCATGAAACCTTTCCATCCACCCATATCGATCATGCGATCCATAATACCCAATTGTGCAACCAGATCCTTTGGTTTGTTGACAACAGGTGTCCCAGTCAGCAAGATGATATATTCTTTCCCAGATGCAATGCCTTTGCAAAACTTGGTCTGCTGGGTGGCCGTTGATTTGACTTTATGCGATTCGTCGATTATCACGGACTTGAACAGTTTGATCGTGTTGTGAAATTCGACATCTTTCAATGTCCATTTCTCTGCTTTCGTGATCCGTCGGACAAAGTATTTTCGTAGGCTTTCGTAGTTTACGATAAAAACCTGGTTCATACCTGTCTGCCAGAAGAAAGGCCAGCTATCGCGGACGGAATCGGTTAATACCATCGCTTTCTTGTCTGTAAACTTATGCCATTCCCTTTGCCAATTGATCTTGACAACATTCGGGCAGATTACCAGGCAGGGGAAGGCGTCGGCCTTGTTGATAGTGGCGATACTCTCTAATGATTTGCCCAAGCCCATATCGTCCCCATTGATAAACCGTTTCAGTTGTAAGCCTCGTGCGATTCCTTGCAGTTGGTAGGGGTAAGGCTGTATTTTCAATCCATGATCTCCGTCCAGTTCCGGCATTTCCGGTATTTGGAATGCAACATCTTCCTCTGTCTGTGATTGGGCAACCGTTCCCCACTGTACCGGTTCGAAATGGCGGACATAATAAGTCAATTGATCCAATTCTGCTTTGCATTTGTTGGTTGCCGGAATTAGCCATGCGCCCGTTTGTTTGTCCCACCAGCGGATGGAAACAGAGCTTTTCAGCTTGTCTACAACCTGCTGGTGGTATCTGTCAAACTTCACCGCATAACATTGTCCTTTCTCTGTATTTTGCAGTGTAATTGTCATAGTGGTAGGTGTTATGCAAATTCGTCAAACGCTTTTATATCTTCGGCGACTTCCTCCATTTCTGCTTTTTTCTTACGGCCGCGTTTCTTCGGCTTCGGCTCTGCTTCTCCGGTAATGTCGGATTCTTCAGGAACATCGAAATCGAACGATTCTTGTTTGATTCCATATTTTCCACCGAACAGATAAGCATCCACTTCGTAGTCAAGTCGGTTGATCGTCTGTTTTAAAGCATCCCCATACGGATATCCCTCGCCGGATTCGTCTTCGAATTTTGTAAACGGGACGGAAAGGTTAAGGACTTGTCCGCTTTTCAATAGCTTTTGTGCCTGGATAGAAACACCGGCCGATTCGTCTGATCCACCTTTGCTATACCCCGTGACAACGATATTTTTCAGTTTCTCATTCAGATCATCATCCGAAGGATTTTCGATATTTACAACTCCGGCTTCTTGCATTTCGCAAATCTTGACGGCATGAGTCTTTAACAAACTCATGGCATATAACAGGTCCGGATGAACGAATTGCTGGGATGATTTGGTTACTTCGTTCTTGTAGTTTGCTTCTACAAATCGCTCTGTATAATCTGCCGTTACCTGGTTGTTCTTGAGCTTAACTTTTTGAATTTCATACACAGGTTGTTCTTTTACTAATTCATCTTCCATACTTTTTAAAATTTAGGATTGTTATAACTTTGGGGCGCTAAGGCCATTTCTGCTTTTGCTTTACTGATTACAGTGCGACACCATTCCAGTTGATGAGTCGCGGTCCGGTTCAAACGCTCACACCAATCGACAAGATATTGTTCATCTTTGCACAGACTGTCAATGATAGCATTTACTGCCTTGGAGGTAGCCCCGGCACGTGAGGCTGTTTCCCGTAACGTATCGAAGACTTCCGATTTCTTTTTCCCGTTCAGATGGTATTTGGCATCTGCTAACAGTTTCCCGGTCCGGGCGATATAGACGGCAAGGTCGTTTCCACGTAGGACAGCTTCTTGGACTTCTTCACTCATGGTAATATTCAGATAGGAATCAATAGCTGCCAACTCGTTGGATATTTTATCTATGGGTGTGATGTTTAAATTCATGTCTGTTTGTCTTTAAAATATATCTTCCGAAAAAAAGGATATCCTATTTATTTTCAACCGAACAGCATCCACCACCGGAAGGCAAGTTCTTCGTATTTTTCTTTACCTTTCTGGTAAATCGTATCGCCTCGTTTAATGAATGCTTTGAACACTTTTTGATTTTTCTTGGAGATACCATAGATGAAATCCTGCCGACTGCCTGCGATATCCATATACCAGGCGCGGGAACGGTCCCAATCGAAAAAGTCAATAGCTTCATCGAATTGTTTTTGTGTGCTGGCAAAAGTGCTTTTCAGGTCTCCCCCAAATCCGTAGGTCGGAAGCCACCAGTCCCATTTGCACCGGGTATCGAGCGTGTATTTGAAGTTGCCATATTGGAAACATTGGTTCTTATTGACCATGAATCGTTGAGTTTCCGCCTTAGCAAGCACTTGGGCCAGGAAAGGATCGTGTCGGGCTTCCATGCGGAGGGACTTCTTCATGGCTTCTGCCAGTTCCCAATCCTCGCCGGAATACAATATATCGTCCACCATGCGTTTGTCATACCTGACCCTTTCCGGTTCGGTAATCATCGCATCGATTAGGCTGCCGAATTTGAAGGCTTTCTCCTTATCCCCGTACCCAATACGGGGATAGAGGAGGTTCTTTAGTTCCGTAAGGTCCGAGTTGCTAACCTCCGACCGTTGGTAATACATATCTTGCATCTTCTTCCTTGAGTTTTAGATATTCAATGACTGCAAAGTCAAATTCGAAATTGTAGGTGTTATCCATCAGCCACCGGAACCATTTGCGGCCCTCTTCCGTATCGAGAATCTTTTTCAGAATACTTGGCTCGCGTCTGTATTTTCCGAAGTTTATCCATGAGGACAGATAGAGTTTCTTTTTCATATCATTTGGCTGTTACATCATCGATATACTTTACATATGCGGATTGGATTTGCTCTCCGTCCTTATTCACAACTTTCTCGCAGTAGGTAATCATCTTCTTATGTACCTTCTCTAGATCCTCCATGCTCATATTGATTCCTTCGCGCATGAACCACATCTGATATACCTGCATGAATCCTTGTGGATTGGTTATCTGGATCTTCTTCTTGACCTTGGCTTTCGTTGGAGTAGGGGACATGCTGGCTGCTGAGAAATCAAATGCTGCCTGTACTTCGGCAGCAGACTTTTCAGCAGCCGCTTTGGCCTTAGCCTCTTCTTCCCGGCGTTTGCGTTCTTCTTCCTGCTTTTTTCTTTCTTCCGCTTCCTGTTGTTTTCGCTCTTCTTCCATACGGGCAGCTTCAACCGCATTGGTACGGCGTAGCTCTTCCTGTTCTTCCAGTTGTTTGCGGAGGCTGGGGAGTTTGTCGATCAAATCCTGCTTTGTACCCTCTATTTCAAAACGGTAACGTTCTGTAAAATCTTTCTTCTTTTGTATAGCGACTTCATTTTTTATTGCCTTACGGGTTTCTGCGTCCATATAGAAGGTTTGTTTGTTGTCAGAAACGTTTTCAACAAAAGCACTCCAGGAGAAATTTATACTTGTTTCGGATATTCGTCGGCATACATCGTTGTAGGTAGCGAGAGTAGCGCGGTTGAACATGCTGTTTAGTGCATTGATATGCTTTTCAACGTATGCGGCATACGCTGTATCCAACATGACAGAGATATCCGATCGATATTGAGCCTTTTCGTTCTCCAACATCTGTTTACGGCGGGCTTCCTCTTCCCGTCGTTTTTGTTCGGCAATCTTCTTGGCCGCGTATTTGTTACGGGCCTGTTGGAGCTTATAAGGAATAGTGGTGACCGATTTGACGTCGATAGCCGATTCCAAAGAGGTAAAAGACTTGCTGACCGTAGCCAGAAGTTGCGTCAATGGTTTACGACGCTTGTTCATGTTTTCTATTGTTATTTTCGTCTTTGCCAAATACTCTGAGACCTTCGCATCCAGTTCATCCGAGCTAATACCTCCTTCCGCTTCAATGGTGTCCAGAAGTGTTTGTCCGGCTTGGTTACATGTCGATACGGAAGTTTGGTTGCGTTGCAAGGTGGCAGGAGCCGATTGCATGATCTGATTGAATTCTTCCACTTTAATAAGAGAATTGTTAGCTTGTGTATCCATTGTGATAAATTTTTAAGTGATTGATCGAGTTTATTAAAATCCGGCGTCTTCATCTTCCTGTGATATTGGGGTTGTTATACCTGATGCGGGTACCGGTTCCGCTTGTGGTTGCTCTCCGAATTCCTGTAAAGGGTTTTCCGATTGAGGTTGGAGGACTTGTGGCTGCTGTCCGGGTTGATTGGGCTGAATAACGGTTGTTTGTTCTAATCCGTAGTCAATATCCTGCGGTTCTTCTTGAGTTTCGAATACAGTAAACTTTCCGGTCCGGACTTTGGGATATCCGTCGAATGCGTGTTTAATCAGTTTGCTTTCCAAGAACCCAGGATCGATACCGCCTTCGTTTGAAGTATAGAGGGCATTCGCCTTACCTTCTTTTTGACGGGTTTGCGGATTCCAACGTTGGTTGTTTTTGTAGCTGTACGCCTCTAAGCGTTTGATATCACCCTCCATCATCCAATGCCAGTCTACAGTCCCATCGGCGCGGACAATACGGATAAAACCACCGATCACCTTATTTGATTTGCGGGGACAGGCCGCCTGATAGGTAACGGTCTTTACTCCGTCAACCAATCCCGGTGAGAATGTATCACCTTCATAGCAAACAACCGGATTATCTACATACCGGACCTGTCCGGCACGCTGGCGCATAACCAATTCCCCATAACCGGTGATGGAAAGGTAAGCACGCAGTTCATAGATGTCGTTGCCATTGTTGTCCTTATAGCCGGTCTTCGTGCTGCGGGGAAGAATATAGCAGTGGGGGCGTCCTGTGGGATCAAGAGACAGGCCGTTTACGGCAATATCTAAGAAACAGCCGTACAGGGACAGTGGAGAACATCTTTGCAGTTCCGGCTTGTCTTGTAAGATTTTCCGGAAGTTGAATTTTTCCTTTTCATAAATCTGTGTTCCTTGGCCGGTTCCCCAGATCGCATTGTACATGAGTATGAACTTCTGTTCAACCCGGCTATCATCCGCTATCATGAGCGGATTTAGCTGATTTAGTTCAGCTACTTTAATTTGAATTTGATTTGACATGATTCTATTGTTTAAAAATTAATTACCAATGTTTCTTTATCGTGTAAACCATTGCCACGCAACCAGATGCCGTAACTATATGCTGGAAATACCCCAAGCAAATAGCGATAATACCAAGTATGGCAAGCGTTCCAAACAGGATGTAAAATCCCCACCTCGCTACTTGAGCGAGTTTCCAGTAATTTGTTTTCATACATCAATGATTAATTGGCAAAAGCCGTTTACTTGTCTTTGAAATAGCGAGTTGGATTTATATTGTAAACATCCTCCGATAACCCTTTACCTGGAGTGCCTTGCCGTGTTAATAATTCATTTAGTAATCGTATGGATTCAGGGCGCATTTATACAAGTCTTCCAACCTGTATTCGATTTTGCCCGGCCGTTTGTAACGCTGTAAAGTACCTTCCGAGACCCATCGCTCCACATTCTTCCGTCCAAAGCGGATACGTGCTTCCTTTTGTCCGATAAACTCTCTGGTTCCGGCTTGTATCTTGGTGATTTGCCAAGCGAGGTATTCAAGTTCGATTTTCCGAAAAGAAGGAATGTTTGGATAGGTTGTGTCGGTCTGCATGATTATTCGCTTTTAAAAAGATTCTTTTCGTTTGCATATCGCATAAACTCCGCCATAGAGTGTATCGAGAGTTTTCGGAACACGTTCTTCCGATGATTCTTTACGGTGTGGGACGATATAAAAAGCGCTTCCGCAATCTCTTCGTCTTTCTTGCCATAGTAGCAAAGCTCCATCACCCTAAGTTGACTGTCTGAAAGTGTGCTGTTGAACTTCGGTTCACAGATTTTCTTGAAGCCATCGCATTCTCCACGCAGCGGACAACCGACAAATTCAAACTTGAAGTTCCAGTTCTCATCGATATCGATCATGTTGTCATACAGTCCGAAGTTGCATTTGATAAACCTGCGTACAGCCAGGAAATCACGATAGCATTTGTTCCCGTCGTAACGGGCGTAATATTTACGGAGTGCCGTGTAAGCTTCCGGATAGAACTCTTCCAGCACCTCTAGAAAACGCTGAATAAAGTCGGTATCCGATTCCTTTAACTGGCGCTCCGGCTGTCCCTGTTCTTTGATGATTACTTCACCGGATGGAGTGGTATAGAATTCTATTGCATGCATGATTCTCCCTCCGGAAAAAGAATTTCTATAGGTGCGCCTAATTCTTTAGATATAGCCTTTTTGCAAAGCTTATCGGGGCTGAATGTGCCTCTTAACCAATTGTAAACAGTTTGTTCTGTACGCTCTGTCGCATTAGCAATCCGGCGAACGAACTCCTGCTTGGGCGTTGGGATTTTATCAAGTGCTTCATACCTGTCTTTGAAAGACAGCTCACTTGCTCCATGACTTTGTAGGGTTAATTTTTCCATTTTTTACCTCCTTACATTATTATATATATACTAATTTCTTTACCTTTGATGTTGTATTAATTATTACAGGTGCAAATATACACTATAATATTTTAGTATATGTGGTTTTGTGCTAAAATATTATAGTAATTAAGAGTATTTAAGATTTATGACAAATAAGATATCTTTGGCTATTTCTGGACTATCGCTGATTATCAGTCTGATTTCTGTATCATGTGTGCTTTTGCGCTGTGAACCAATGACTGTGGATTGGATGGGTGTATTGGTCGGTGTTTTGTCTTTGTTGGTAGCATCTCTTGCGGTATTTTTTGCGGTTAGTTATTTGACAGTTGAGAAAAGGATAAGGAGTGCTTTTGAATTAAAAATGAAAGAGTCTTTTGAAGACTTTGAAACCAAAACAGTTAAAGGTATAATTAGTGAACAACATAAGATAATAGACATGCTAAGAGATTATTTTCTTGCAAAGAAAGATCTTAGCTCCTATGTAACATCTCTTATCTATAGTTTAGATATGGCGGTTAGAGTTAACCAACAAGATACAATAGATTTAGTTATAGGTTGTCTTATTGATGTATACTCAGAAGTTAATGTGGCTAAAACATTGAATATAAAACAACATAATATTGATAAGCTGTTTTTATTACTTGATGATCTATCTGGAAGGAATACTCATATTTTGTTGAGCAAGCTTGAGTTCGTTTATGATCGTCCTTGCGGTGATACGCCCAAGACGTAATCCATCATTGAAGGACTTGATGTCTTTTTCTATATACTTGTAATATTCATGTAGAAAGATGGTATCACAAGCTGTTCTAACTTCTTGTGGAAGTCCAGATGATTGTCTGATATAATCTTTGTTTGTCATAATGGCAAGTATTAAATGTTTTCGCAAATATACTAAAATATTAAAGTATGCAATTATGTAAAGCTGAAATAGTGCAGAAAGCGATAGAGCTGATTTCTAATTCAACCTTATCAAATTATAAGATTGCTAAAGATACGGGTATAACGGAAGCTTCTATAGGAAATTATAGAAACGGAAATACAAGACCGACTTTGGCGAATGCTAATATCATAATAGATTATTTCAATAAAAAGGAATTGGAATTGTCTGGTTCTAACTTAGTTATTAATACCGAAACAGAATATAAAGAAGCTATGGAGAAAGGATTAAAGTTATTGCCAGAGGTTGATTTCAAGTTCTCAGGCGGAAATGCAGAGTTGTTAGGAAGTACAGACTCTGTAAAGCGATATTGGTATTTACCTGATTGTAAAGATTGCGAAGCAATTGCCCAAGTCGCAGGTAATTCGATGGCTCCGGCCTATCCATCCGGTTGCTGGATTGCTTTGAAACGTTTCAGCTTTGAGAAAGAGTTCCCTAATCAAATTCCGTTTGGGAATGTATTCGGAATTGTTGTCGAAGATAAGCAGACCGGAGATTATCATGGTCATATTAAGATCTTGCGTCGCTATAGTGATCCCTCTTTGGCCAAGCGATTTTGGATAGCCCGGTCTGTAGATCGGGAGAACCATGATGATTTTGATATCGATATTGAACAGGTGCGTGGTTTGTGGATTGTGAAGCAGCATGTGGTTGCGGATGTAATATTGTAGACTTATCCTTTCACAAGGAAATAGTAAACATAATAACTGTGATCGCAGAGGTAATATTGCTACGGCGTTGGGGTTGTTTAAATAAAAAAGAGTTATGGAGATACATCATTATACATCAATTGAGAATTTAGCTCTCATATTGAAAAATAAAACGATACGTTTTACAAGACTTGATAAGGTTGATGATAGCGAAGAAGCAGGATTATCCTGTAAAAATATCCAACTTAGTTATTATACTTTCGTGTCATGTTGGACCGATAGTGAAGAGGAAAGTATTCCTTTATGGAAAATGTATGCTGGTAAAGAGATGCACGGAATAAGAATTAGCCTAGATAGTGATATGTTCTTAAAGTATCATATTCCTAGTGGAAGGTTTTATGGAGTTGATGTATATTCGAAGAATGAAAAAAGTTCAATACTGCCGATTGAAAAGATAGTAACGAAAGATTACTTAGTAGTTCCTTCATTTAATGATTCGGAAATGTTCTTTAAGAAAGTATTATATGTGGATAATCCATTTTCTGAAATGAGAGATGTTGTGCAAATACAAGATATGGGAAATGGGGAAGGAGCAATGAAAATGAATCTAAAAAAGATAGGCTTATATAAACGAAAATGTTGGGCTTTTCAAAAAGAACATCGTTTCACATTGACTATTTTACCTAATATTTGGGGAGATATAGACATAAACCAGATGCCAAAACGAATTATGCAGGCTGTATATGATAGAATCCCTCCCAAGCTTTCTTTTTTTGATTTAGAAATAAATCCTGAATTATTATCAAAAATGAAAATAACACTTAGCCCTATCTGTTCGGAGGCAGAAAAGGTGATAGTTGAGTCTATAGTTCAGAAATTTGCACCTAAAGCCATAATTAGAGAAAGTATGCTTAAGGGCTTAATTAATAGATGATTATTCCTTTAAGTAAATAATTTTCTCTATTTCATCATAATGGTATTTGAGTGATAAATAATATGAATGATGAAATAAGTAACGATAGTAAGCTTCATTAGCAAAAAATCCTCTCATTAATAAATTGAAACTAAGCGAGTTTACTAAAATTGATTTTCTGGAATCTATTAATGTACAGATGAGAGTTTGATAATGATCATCTATTGCATTAAAGCAATCATATAAGATACAATTTTTTGTCATAACTTTTAATTTAAAATATAAATAGATGGAAGATAAAGACAAAATAATAGCCTCACTCCGGAAGCAGCTCAAGGAAGCTGTTAGCCGGTGTAATGCCTTAGAGCAAGAAAATGCTCTATTGTCATATCAACTTGAAAAGATGGAGGAAAGATGTCCGGAATCACATTAAAGATAGACAAAGGTCAATCTTCCGCTTTCTCCGAGATTATGGGATTGCTCCAGTCTTTTCCTGGATTAAAGGAATGCAAGAAACATTATTCGGTAAAGCTGACGGAAGAAGAGGTTTTCCGGTTCCGGAATGAACTGGATCAGATTATGCAACTATTGCCGCAATTGAGGGAAAAGGAGTGGTTCGATATTCCGGCTTACGGGACGGATGAATGGGCTAACTGGATGATAGATTTACACAGAAAAAATATGTAACTTTGGAGGGTGGTTTACAAATAGTTTACAGTCATATATGTAAATGATTAGAAATTAATAGATTAAAATATATGTCAGACAGTATTGTTATTATTCCCACGTATAACGAAAAGGAGAATATAGAAAATATTATTCGGGTTGTATTTGGGTTGGAGAAAGAATTTCATATTTTGATTATAGATGATGGATCGCCCGATGGTACGGCAGGTATTGTAAAACGGTTGCAAAAAGAGTTCCCCGAACGCCTTTTCATGGTGGAACGTAAAGGTAAGTTAGGATTGGGTACGGCTTATATCTGCGGATTTAAATGGGCAATAGAACATAAATATGATTTTATATTCGAAATGGATGCAGACTTCAGTCATAATCCGAATGATCTTCCCAAATTATATGCGGCCTGTATGGAACAGGGTGGTGATGTCGCAGTCGGTTCCCGCTACTGTAACGGTGTGAATGTCGTGAACTGGCCGTTGGGACGTGTGTTGATGTCCTATTATGCTTCCGTATATGTTCGTTTTGTTACTGGAATGAAAGTACAGGATACGACAGCCGGTTTCAAATGCTATCGTCGTGAGGTGCTTGAGACGATCGATTTGGATCGTATCCATTTCAAAGGATATGCGTTCCAGATAGAAATGAAGTTTACGGCATATAAGTGTGGTTATAAAATCGTGGAAGTCCCCATTATTTTTATCAATCGTGTATTAGGCACTTCCAAGATGAACTCCTCTATCTTCGGGGAAGCACTGTTTGGCGTATTGAAATTGAAATGGTGGAGTCTGTTCCGTAAATATCCCCAAAAAGGGAATCGGAAATCGATTGCCGGATAATGCCATTATTGTAAAAAGCAATAAAAAGGGATATTCAGTAAATGTCTCCACATAATACCATGGCATATGAAGATGATAGAGTATAATCACTTCATATGCCATTATTATTGTCATTTTTCTGTATATTCTCATATACTCTTATCGGGCAAGACATGAAGCTCCGGAAGAAGTCTTCTGACCTCTTCTGATTCTTTCAGTAAACTCATATCATGCAGCTTTCCCCGTTCTGTTCCTGATCTTGTCTATCATCAGTATGGCATTTGCCGTATGTATTCCGAAGAAAATCCACAGGATTTCCGTCTTTCTGTTCCTTGCCTTTATCCTTGCGAGCGAGTAGTGTTGTTTTTGAGTGCCGAAGCTTCCTTCAAGCCGGGTGGCCCTTTCTTTTGAGAGTTCGCTTCTAAGCACCTTCCTCAAGGGCTCATCTTTGGCTGCCCTTCCCTTGCGCACAAAGGATGTGGAAATTCCATATTTTGTACAGAACTTTCTGTTGGCATTATTGGCATATATGGAATCGGCAGCCACACATCTTACCCTTACATTCATCAG